AACTGAATTCGTAAATATACCACGTAAGTACAGAGACATAATACTTAGACAGCTAAAAGTGGAGATAGAAAATGAATAGACTACCAGTAAGAGAGATATGGAAGGAGAAGAAATAATGGAACCATACAGAAAAGGCGAGAAGCAAAATAAATATCTTGATAAGAAAACATTTATGCAACAATATGTGTTAAATAGAAGTACAGCTAATGAAAATGGATTACATGGAGACGCTGCCGCTAACGAAGCAGAAAAAGCATATGAGGAAATAGAAGAAGCATGTAAGGGAGATAAGTAATGCCAGCACCTAGATACAACATATATGCAATGGGGACTCAAAACGGTGTCAAAAAGAAATATGAAAATCCAGACGAAATGGAACTACTGATAAATGGATACTTTGATGGTTGTTTCAGTCAAATGGTTAAGCTAAACAGCTTCGGTCAGCCTATTAAGAACCCAAGGTACATATCACCTGAAGAAACACCTACATTAGACAAGTACATAACCTACATGCATACAAACCATCACCCTACCATTAGCGGTCTTGCTGCTCACCTAGAACTTGACAGGCACTCGCTTCTTAACTATGAGAAGAAAAAAGGCTATGAAGAATTCTTTACCATTATTAAAAAAGCGCGAGGAGTTATAGAGGCATATGTAGAGGGAAGTTTGTTCTCAAAAGACAGCTGCACAGGAGCGATATTTAACTTAAAGAATAACTTTAACTGGGTGGATAAGAAGGAAGTAGACATGAGCGGCAAGTTTGTAGATAGAATAGAAATTACAATGGAAGACTGGGAAGACGACGGAGAATACGAGTACGATGACGGAATCGACGAATAGTTCGTTCCCTGCACAGCTTAGGATAGGCAATCCCCTAGACTTATTTAATAAGATATATTTAGCATTATTATGGAGATGTATGTGCCGTATAAGAATAGTGTTTGGTGGTGCTTCATCAGGCAAGAGTAAATACCTAGCTGATGAAAAAGTATTAGGAACGTTTGAAGGTAGAAACTGTTTAGTGTGCCGAAAAGTGGCCAACACCTTACGAGGCTCAGTATGGAAGGAATTACTAGATTCTATCACACGCCTTGAATTAGGGTACTATTTCAATATAAATAAATCATCATTTGAGATAACACATAAAGCAACAGGTGCGCAGTTAGTGTGTACAGGGTTAGACGATAGGGAAAAACTTAAATCAATAAGGCCAGCGAAAGGCGTATGGCATGATGTTTGGATGGAAGAGGCAACTGAGTTTGATAAAGATGATATGGTGCAGCTGTTTATTAGGCAGAGGGGGCGCTGCAAATTTAAGAAAAGATTAGATATGAGTTTTAATCCGATAATAAGAACACATTGGATAGTGAGTGAATACTTTGATTATGCCAAGTGGTCAGATAACCAAACATACTATGAACACCCAAAGAAGCGGTTCAGTATATTGCGAACAACTTATAAGCATAACAAATTCCTAACTAATGAAGATAGAAGGAATATAGAATCGCTAAAGGATATATCTCCATATCATTACATGGTATATGGACTAGGTATGTGGGGAACGCTTGGTGATGTTATATATAGCAACTGGCGTATAGAAGCATTTGATGAATCTAAGTTTTGTAATTATAAGAACGGCTTAGATTGGGGATTTAGTAGTGACCCATTCGCTCTTGTAAGGACTAATTTGGATAGAAACCATAGAACTATATATGTATGTGATGAACTGTATGAAAAAGGGCTTACAAACAATAAATCAGCACCACTAGTGATGGATATGATCGGGCAGGAGTTAGTAGTATGCGATAGCGCAGAGCCTAAAAGTATAGAAGACTATATAAACATGGGTGTTAATGCAGTAGGCGCTAAGAAAGGGAAAGGTTCAATAGAGCATGGCATAAGGAAGTTACAGTCATATACGATTATTATCCACCCTAGATGCGTAAACTTTATTAATGAAATCCAACAGTATCAGTGGAAGAAGAATAAAGATGGAGATAGTTTAGCAACACCAATAGATAAGTTTAATCACTTGATAGATGGCCTTAGATATGCCTATGAAGAAGACATATTGCCACTTACTGCAAAGAATGTTCATACAGGGAAAACAGTTATTAATTATGTTGAAGATTATTTATAAAGTTAATTTTTAAGTTAATTAGTTATAATATATATATAGCAATGAACTAATGGTTTAAAGGAATATATATATGGCACTATTCGGATTAGGTAAATCTAAAGAGCAAAAACTCGCAGAAGAAATCACAAGGTCAGGAAATTTATTAAAGGAAATATCATCAACTAGAGTACAGGATTTACAAACCTCAGTACTAGACGGTTGGAACCCTGATGCATTTATGTCAAGGAAAGGTTTTAGAACAATTGACAGGATGCTTGTAGATGAAGCAATCTATTCCATATTAGAATTTAAGAAGCTATTTATATTAAGCACAGGATATGCAATAACAATAGACCCTGAAGGTAATGAAGATTTAAAGGAGTTTGTTGAGGACAACTTCAATAGTAAATACAATGGATTACTCACATATGATTTATATCAAACACTAACTAAGTTCGAATATGGATTTAGTGTATCTGAAAAGGTATTTGAGAAAGTAGATAATAATTTATACCTAACAAGAATTAAAACAGTGCCACCACATAGTATTGATTTTGTAACTGACACGTTCGGTAAATTAGAAAAGATATACCAAAGGCAAGAAATAGAATCAGATGTTGAACTACCACTTGAAAAGATGTTAATAAACACAAACGCTAAGAGATTTGATAATCCTTATGGAATTAGCGATATGAAAAGATGCTACCGTTCTTGGTTCAGTAAGGATTTGGTCATTAAGCTATGGAATATCTACTTACAGAGATTTGCAAGCCCATTCCCAGTAGGTAAGGTCAGCGGAGAATTTGGTACGACTAAGGTAAATGAATTAATCAGTATATTAGATAGCATACAGCAGAAAGTAAGTTTAGTTATCCCAAAAGAGGCTGACTTAGAATTATTAAAGGTTGGTAATAGTTCGGGTGAATATGATATGGCTATTGAGCGATATAACCAAATGATAGCAAGAGCATTACTGATTCCTGATCTAGTAGGTTTCGGGCAAACTATAAAGGGCGGTTCATATAGTTTAGGTGAAAAGCATTTTGATGCATTCCTAAGAATATGTGAGTTTGAGCAAATACAGTTACAAGAATTAGTTAGTGATAACGCGATTAAACAGCTTATTGATATCAACTTTGGAAAGCAAGAGCATTACCCTAAGTTTAAATTCTTACCATTTAGTGATGAACGATTAAAAGAATACGCTGAGATATTTATTAGTGCAGTTGAACGAGGGAAAATGCCAGTGGGCGAAGAGGATTGGAACCATATGCGTTCTATATTTGGATACCCTGATATACCAGAGGATGCTAAGGTTGTTGAAGATTCTCCTGAACCAACAGACCACCATAAACCTGAGGAAAATGACAGCGACGTTAACAATCCTGACAATCAAGAAGATGAACCTGACTTAGACAAGGATGATAGAGGTATTCCTGATGGTACTGGTCCTCACGGAATAGGCAAAGGTGCAGGAAAAGGTAAAGCAGACGGAACTGGATTAAAGAAAGAACCAAATAAAAAAGGCGGGGCTAAGGATGATGATAGTTCAAAGGCATTTGCTGATATAGATGAAGATATAAAGTTAAGCAGAGAACCTAATATGTTTGAAGAGCGAACAAACTTTATTGAACAGAATACTATTATAGATGAAATAGAACGAAAGACAGTGTTAAGGGTTGCAGAAAAGTTTAAGTTAATAGAAGAGAATTTGCTTGCTACAATTAAAAAGAAGCAGATAATAGAAAAGGTATTGTTTGATGAAGTGCCTAAGCTACGTTTGAAGTATCTTGGAGACGTAAGAAGCATCTTTGACTTTGACTTTAATGATATATATGAGACTTCTGCTAAAATGGCCGTTAAGGAGATTAAACAGCTAGAGAAAGAACAAAAGTTTACTGATATGCTATATAGTCCACAATTAAAGAATAAAGAGATGGTAGCAAAGGCAAAAGAATTAATCACTGCGCAGTCATTTCAAGCTACTGGCAAACTGAGTGATGACTTACTCAATAAGATTAAACAAATATTATTAACTGGAATGGAAGAAGGAAAATCAGAAGCTAAGATAGCTATGGAGTTAAAGCAAGCGTTCAACGGAGTTACTATCGGGACTACAACAGCAGCATTAACACCTTCACCAGCATTGTTAAAGACAATAGTACGAACTAATAGAACAAACTTCTTTAACTTAGCAAGAAGACAAGTGGGCGCTCAAAGTGATTTTGTTCAGCGATACCAGTATTCAGCGATATTAGATTCAAGGACTACTGATATCTGTATGAGCCTTGACCAAAATATATATGATAAGAATGA